AAAGTAGAAACAAGAACAGGAGGAATAGAAAACGATAGACTAAATGAAAGACAATAGAATACCTAGTTACTATATAGGGAAGCATTATAAAATAGAAGCTCGTAAAGTCATTGAAGACTTTGATTTATCCTATAATGTTGGAACTGCCTGCACATATTTGATGAGAGCAAATCGTAAGCACAAAAGTCCTATTGAGTGCATACAGAAAGCGATTAATCATTTAGAGTTTGAACTTGATAAGCTAAAGAGATGACACTATACACTTGCGAATGTGGAAAGACTAAAGAACTATCTAAGGCTACAATAGTCTACAGAGATGGTGCTTGGATAGCAAAGGAAGCTGAGTGTGATTGCGGTAAGTATATGGATAGCGAACCAACAGAAGGAATACCTACTTTACAAAGAACAGAGCCTAGTCTAAGTAAGAACAGAGATAAGTTATGGGCAGGAGCAAAAGAAAAGCTAGTAGGGGAAAGGGGAATCAATGAATCCTTTGATTAAAATAAAACTAACAAATTTCTATTATATACTATGAAACTAAAAATCAACGAATTAAAACCAAACGAAAGCAATCCTAGAATAATCAAGGAAGCTAAATTCAAAAAGCTAGTACAAAGCATAAAGGACTTTCCCGAGATGTTAGAACTAAGGCCGATAATCTTAGATGAAGACAATGTTATCTTAGGAGGGAATATGCGTTACAAAGCTTGTGTTGCAGCAGGGCTTAAAGAAGTACCCGTAAAGATAGCTAAAGGATTGACAGAAGAACAGAAAGAAGAATTTATTGTAAAGGATAATGTAGGATTTGGTGAATGGGATTGGGATGCTTTAGGAAACGAATGGAACAATGAAAAGTTAGGGGAGTGGGGAATGGATGTTTGGCAACCTGAAGCAGCAGTAGACTATTCTGTATTAGATGACCTAGACTTAGGAAGCACATTAGAAGATAAGGAAGCAGGAGTAAAGAGAGCAATTCAAATAGAGTTTGAACCTGAGCATTATGATGAAGCTGCTGAATTAATATCTAATGCAAGAAAAGCAGGTAAGAATGTAGGGCTAATTGTTTTAAATGCTTTCAAGCAATAGATGATTTGCTTTATACCGACTAAAGGAAGATTAAATACAAAGACATACAAGTTGTTTGAATCAGAAGGTATAGAAGTAAAACACTTTATAGAACCTTCTGAATTAGATTTGTATGATGTCCCTAATAAAATAAACATAGAAAAAGATAATCAAGGTATTAGTTATGTAAGGAACTTTATGTTACAGTATGCTAAAGAAAATAATCATCAATGGATTATAATGTGTGATGATGACATCAATTCTTTTTACGAATATAGAAATGGAAAGAATATAAAAGTTGGAGCAGATGTATGGATAAACATATTTGAAAAGGCAAAACAACTTCCCTTTGAATTGTATGGTATAAATAACAAGCAACTAATATGGACAGCAAAACAAGATTATGTAATTAACAAAGCATCAGTTGAAGCTTGTATTTTAATGAATGTAAATAAAATAGATTGGAATTACAGTAAAGATACTAAAGAAGATAAGGACTTTG